TCTCATTTCTAAACCAACTTTACAGCAGTTTTTCTTAAACATTAAATCCATTTGGATTTTATGTTTAAGTTTGAACGGCACTTAAAGGCTCAATCTTGGAAGTTGAATTCTGACATATTTGGCATTCTTTGTCCGATCCTCCTAATGAGGCTTTCCACATCTATAGATTCATCCAAATCTCTCTTCCTTAGCTCATGCCCTAGTGCAATTGATGCTTTATTAAACAGAAAACTCCATACATTATCACCTGAACATTTGAGTGTATTTATTAATATGTTTAGATGTTTGTAATTGATTTGTCTTCCTGAATAGAACTCTGGGCTTATTTCAGATAAGTGGAAGACTGCATCATGTCCTGACTGGGCAAATATTAAATGGGCAACTCTAATCAATTGATCAAATTCCCCGCCAATATTCAAAACGTTATTAAGTCCAATTAAATTTGTCCAGATTGCCATATTTTCTCTTGAGAAAAATTCACCTCCAGCAAATGTTAAAGTGCTTTTGAACAAAATTGATTTAGTGGCAATTATTTCGTAAAATGCATTTTGTAAGGTCATATATCTCTGGCCTTTTTTTCCATATTTTATTGAAAGCTCAGGAGATGCATCAATTGACTCAAATTCATCAGCCTCCATTGGTTCATCATTCAAGAAATCAAAAGAGAACTCTGTATCTGTCCCTGAGCATTCAATTACATCAGCAAGTTCTATTAAGCTTGAAGATATAACATTGTCATAGTTGCATGAGAGAAGTGTATTAGATCTCATAAGCTTATAGATATTTAATCTATTTGAGATGATCATAGGCCCCTCAAAATCCTGCATTTTTGACAAATCAACCCTCCTTACTGTTGCATAGGTATTCTCGGCAATTATCATTCTAGAAAATGACAATTCGTACTTGTTCAACTCGACTACCGATTCAAAGTCCAAAGATGTATTCGTTGCATCTTCACAGATCTCCAGCTCACAATGTGCAACAATTTGACCAGACCTTCTCCCATCTAATAACATGCTTGCATTATCATTCCGTATCTCGAACCCTCTTTTAACGTCATAAAAAATTCTCTTGGCATGTCTTTTTTGCGAGCATATGTACCATGATCTATCTTCGATTTCACAGCTTTCAAACAGTTCAAAAGGTAATCCATGTCTTGCACCCAATAAACTTCGCCCTGTTGATCGAATGTTTGTGTTTGTTACTCTTTGCATTGTTAACCGGGCATATTCAAGTTTAGAATCTTGTCCCAGGATTCTCAGCCTGGCTGAGCTTGTTGACAATGTTAAATCTACAGGACCTGTATTTAAAGCTCTATTTATTTGCCAATTGTTCCATGCAACATTTTTTTGTCCCATCTCAGCATTGAATTGCAATAGATCATATTCTTTCAATTCATCCAATCTTAGCAACAATGGTAAGAAGAGTGTACGCCTCTGTGAGCTAAGCAGTCTGTCTAATAAGTGTCGAACAGGATTTCCTCTGAATTTATATTCGTTGATTATTTTGTTAATGAAGAACAATCTATGCTCTTGCTGAACAACTTGATCTGTGAAATGGCAAAGTAGTCTGAAGCACTCATCAGCCGTATAGGTTGTCATATCAAATGTTTTCGATATCAAGCCCTTCTGGTTATATCCAATTGCATTTTTCTGAAAGTAGCAGCCAAAGTATGAGTCGTCCTTTCTGGTATTGCCAATTATTGCTTGACAAAATTGAGTTGCAGTGGTAGCTCTGTTTGGTATTATGAACATCTTCACTTTGTGCTCAGTGGCTTTAATATAACTGTAGCAAGATTGATAAAATCTTGTCCACTCTTGAATCTCAAAAACCATATCTCGGACACCCTTTGCAGCTTCATTCAGCCTTATTGATTCTTCTGCTCTTTCTTTAATACCTGTCTCTTTTATGAATTCAGTTAGGAACCACACATCTCTCTCTAGCAACCTCGGATCTGCATTTGAAGGGCAGAACTCTGGACGCACATATGTTCTTATAACAACTGCAGGACTGTAGTTTATTAGCTTTATGTTTCTGAACTCTGGCATTGTGTTGCAAGTTAAACCATTGCGAGGCTTCTTTTCTGTCAAGATGTGTAGTATCTCTGTGTTTATTGCTGTGACTGCCAATGGGTCATTTACAACAACACAGTTGAACACTGTTTCAACATCTTGAACCTGTATAGTGTACAATTCTAGATCTCGTCTTATAGACTCCATTGACTCTTTTATCGTCTTTTTACCCATTATTTGTTCATCATCTCTTTCTGCTGTTGGTGTGAATTTATCAGAAATCCTTGTATAATCAATGGTGGGTTTCTTGGAGAACAATATTTGTTCTATAAATAGCTGGGATGGGCTCTGTATAGATAGACTTTCTTTAAATCTTTTTGAGTTGTACCTGAACAGAATTGTATTCATGTAGTCTTCTGAGCATTCTCCTTTTGTGACGAGCAATTCTGGATGATCAAGCATATATTGCAGATTTAAGTCATAATCTACTTGATGCTGTAACATCAGCCTGTAGTCATTATAGCTTTCTAGCCTTATTAAAGATCTCCTTGTAGTGAATTTTCTAGGAGTTAAAACTGATCTATTCCTCATGTCTGATGTTTCACCCATTTTTTGAGCAGAATCTATTTCAACTCCAAGTGTTATGTATCGAAGCACCTTCAGCTGGAAGACCTGAGAGTCCTTCAACTTGCTTAAATCCCAGTTTTGGCTTGACAACATAAGGTCCTCAATCCTGTGCCCTCTTATAGGAACATCAACTATTGATTTCAAAATTTTATAAAGGTTGTAGACATTTATAGAGTCCAACCCAAGTAAGACCAGCACATGCAGAGGACAGCTTATAAGACCCCCAAGCTCTACAGGGATCTGGAACCTGTCACTTATAAGTAAAGCCTCGCATGGATCATTATATTGTCCTGGCAACATGTTGTATGTTGAGTAACTCAACCACTGTGACATCGCAATTGCTACCCAGGCATATGATGGCGGGCAACCATGCTTAATGGCTGTTTGAACACTGGATATTCTTGAACTCAAATCTTCATATGGCCCAAGATATGCACAGTCGCCCACTGATGTAAGCAGAAATCTTCCGTACACTGAAAATGGCTCTCCAAAAATGTTAAAGAGTGAAACAAACTCTTTTAATCCATTCGTAACATAGGTCTTCTTTTTGTTCACTTGGTTTCCGTGTGAAAGACAAACCGTTATAAATGCATCATAACAGAATCTAATTATTGAGTCATCATCCAGCTTCCCTTGATTGGCTATAATTGATGTGTGATTATCATCTGAGTGGACCAAACTTGTTATGGTGGCATTCCCTTCAAGCAATGCCATAGCATGCTTAACAATGTCTTTATAGGTGCTCATTGAAACCGTGTGGATGTAGGATGATGTGTAGTTCAAATTTCCTTGAAACCAATTGTTTCTTATTTGAACCCAATTTTGTGAAAAGTCGTTTGTCATGTTGCGTATGATATCATTTTCATACAGTTTGAATTGATCAAATACTGAGTTCAACATGGCATCTGGCAAGATTAGCTTCTTGTTCATGTATCTGCAAAAAAACTTTACAATGCAGGCTTTTTCCTCTGGATAAAGTATAGGATTTAAAGCAATCAGCCAAAAGTATTTATAGGTAACATCTTGAGCACTCCATTTGGACATATCTGCGTTTATGTCTATCTTTAAAGGCCTCTTTTTGAATTCATCTCGTGGGGTAGATCCTGAGGGTTTTCCTAAATCATCTCGCTCTGTCTTTGATTCTATTTGATTTCTCTTTGATGTTGCAATTAAGTCTCTGATTTCTTGGTTTGCCATTGATTCTAAAACTTTGAGTTTTCCATCTCCTGGTTCAGAAATCATCTCCTCAGGGCTGCTTTTGCATAGCTCTTTCATTATCCTTTCAATAACATACAATGACATTTTTGCCTCATATTCTCCAACAAATATTTCTCGATCTTTTGCTGTTTTTTGGCCTTTATTGAAAAAGGAAAAAACATAGTCTTCTTTTGTCATCATAGATTCCATCATGTATGATATTGCCTCTCTATCGCCTAATTCTTGTTCTTTGGTCTTCTTATACAAGATGTCAAACACCTTGGTTGACCTTATATCAATATAATTTGGAATCTTTTGCTTCAAATCAAGATATGTTGACTTTTCGACTTTAACGTTTTCTTCATATTCATCCTCGAATATTGGGTTAGCAACATTGTGATTTCTTTCTTTAATGATGCTTTTCTCCTTAGAAAAGTCCCCTGTCTCAATGCATGATTTTGAGCTTGTTAGTGTGGAAATTGTATATATTTTCCTCTTAAAATTGTTTCTGTTTTCAATTTTTGATCTTAAATGGGCTTTTCTTTGGGTGTCAAGATGCAGCTGCCTTGACAAGCCATAAATAAGGATTGGTAGATTTACACTTTGTGGTTTTGGACTTTCAGACCATGGGAAATACGCTTCTCGGCGCTGCTCACTCTCTATTTCAAGAACCGTTTTGGCCAAGTCAATCATCACATGGTGCTTCTCGTGAAGGCCTTTAGCATTGAAATAGAAAGGTAAATAAATCTGATTTATGTACTCTTTAAGCGACACTGACCCTGGGAACCATATTGATTTAAGACTTCTTGTCTCTTCAACCCCTTTTTGAGTGATATCATAGTCATCTAGTGCCACTCGCCTAGGTTGTATAACCTGTCGCTGGTTAAATGCATCCATACACCCGGTCTTTATGAGACGGGCCATATATACTGAAAACAGTGTTTTTGTTAGTGGGTTGAACTTCTCCCCAATATATCCTTTTACAGAACTTGTAAGTGCAAGAGAATCCATAATCATGTATCTTGACGGCTCGGTCAATGTCAGCAAAGGCTTTGTGATTGAGAGGGAGGTGAAAAGGCAAAAGTTTAATACGTCTTTCAACTTCACTGTTGGATTGTTGTTGTACATCAGCAAGCAACTTTCCAAGAAGAGCCCTGGAGCTGTAACTATTCTTTGGCATCTCTCTTTGTCCAATCTTATAGGTCTGCTGATAGATACGAAGCCTCCAGCAGTCTCATACGTCTTGTACATGCAACCAGGGTTCATTACAGAATCCCTTTCATTGTGTAGAGCAATAGTTACAAAACATGTAGTAGCCTGCTTTGTTTTTATATCTGAACTCGGGAAAATTATTGCCATCAGAGAGTTGTTTGCACAAAAGCAGACACGGAATGTGTTATGCTTGTTGTATTGTGAAGAGGCCAATATGTTCTTCATTAGTATTGAATAGTCATTGACCATTGACCAATAGTGCGTACTGGTGATTGATGAAATTGTTTGCCACGTTTCTTTTGATGCAGAACTTATTTGTGGTTTGTACTCATCAAGAAAGCAGCCAGACTTTGAAAGGCCATTTCTCCTTGACAATAGCCCTTTTGTATTTTCCATCATCTCATCTGCTGCCATTATAATCGTGTCATCCTCAAAGTCTAAGATTTTTGGCTTATCTTTCTCCACATCTTCTGCAGTCCGCAATGCAAACCTCTTTCCTTTACCTATCCCTAGGTAGTCTTTCTTAAACATTGCTTGCCTTTTTTTATCTATTGGGTCTAGATCCATCTTAAATTGTTGTTCCCATAAGACTTTTGATGTCCCAATGAAAACCGGCTGTATCTTTTTTGATTTTCGTTCTTTTTCCATCAACCTCGATTCGTTCTTTACATTAGTGCAGAACGTAACATATTGCTCAATGTCACTTGATATGTCAAAGTTTTCACCAATCTTTCTGAACACCTCAGCAAACTGTTCTCCGCTTTTGATTTTCCTCATTTTTTGTGAGAATAGTAATAATTTAGAAACCTGATCATTTGACCTTTTCTCATCTGGGGGTGACCATATGCAATGTATGCTTGGTTTTTGCTTTGCTGGGTCTTTTAGCAGAGTTCTTTCTGTCTGTACTCTGTCATACATTTCCTTCCAACCAGCTCTTATCTCTTCGTGGCTGGGCTTTTCTAATATCTTGCTTATTGAAAAAATGTCTCTTGCCGTCTCCTTGACATACTCATCATATTCTTTCTTGTATGTCTCTTTGGCCTGAACCAGAAAGTCTGACCATTTATCTGCTTTGAATGGGTCATAATCCATGGCTTTAATAAAAAGTTCTCTTTCTCTCGGTGGCAGTGTCCCCAAAAATGCTCTATATTCATGATCTTGCATTAGGTTTGGCATTTGATCAAACCATGGGGAAGTCATAGAGAATTCTCCACCTGGTCCCGCATTTGCAATAAACACTTCATCATCTTTGAATCTTTCGCATAGCATGTCACGTAGCATAAAAAACCAGTCAAAATTAATATCGCTTCCATCAATATGGAAATAATTGTCAAATAGCACCCCAGTATGCTTAATCATTCCAGTGTATGGGTTGCATGCAATGATCACTACTTCAAATTGACGATTGTAGTCTTTGAAGTATGGCTCAAAGATGCTTGTGTATTTGTCAAAAGTATTTATTAGAACTTCATCATTGACTATTACCTTATAGTCAATTATGAATGTTATTCCGTCACGTATAACATAATTATCAGGTGTGCATTTTGCTCTTATTGAGTCAGGATCTATTTCTGGGATGCTTTCTGTAATGATTTCTTCACCTGGAACATCATTTCTATAAACAATGCCCAGTGAGTTGCATAACTCTTTGCCAAAGTAATCATGCCTGGCTTCAAATAAATCGATATCAATGATCAATGCAACTTCGGCGTTTGGTGCTGTTTGTATTCGTCGTATGAATTGGTCAATGGAGTTTTGGTCCATATTTTGTTTTTGGAAGGATTGTTTGGA